CATTAAGCCTCCTCAGCCTGAAGGCGGATCACGCAAGAAATCATTTTGTGCCCGCATGGAAGGAATGAAGAGGGAGCTAACTGGATCTGAAACAGCAAAAGATCCAGATAGCCGCATCAATAAAAGCCTAAGAAAGTGGAAGTGTTAACATGGATGCGATGGTTGTATGGAATGCTATATTGTCTTTAGTCATAGGGATAATTGGTTTCTTTGTAAAAGACAAACTTGCAGAAGTCAAAAGAATTGATATTCTGTTGAACAAAACCAGAGAGGAGATTGCTCGTGAATATGTCACCAATGCAGAAGTTAATCGAATTACAGACCACATTGACCAACGCTTTAACAAGCTTGAAGAAAAAATTGATCTCCTTATTCGTCAAAGAGGCTGACAAGGATGCCAAGTAGTAGTAAGAAACAACATGACTTTATGGAAGCAATAGCCCATAATAAGGCTTTTGCAAAGAAGGTGCACGTTCCACAATCCGTGGGTCGTGATTTTGCGGAAGCCGATAAAGGCAAACATTTTAAAAGAGGTGGTGATATGGCAATGAATCCTAAAGCGGCTATGGCAATGTCCGCATTAATGAAAGCAAGTAGAAATCGTCCAAAGCCTATGGCAGCTCCTGCTCCTATGGCTGCTCCAGGTGGTATGCCTCCTGGCGCTATGGGTGCTCCTGGAATGGCACATGGTGGTTTGACAAAGACTCACCATAAGCATTTAGCTCATCACCATTTGGCGATGGCTGAGCACCATATGCATATGCATAAGGGCGGTGAGATGCATGAGCCACATACAAAAGACATGGGCGAAAAGGCTTTGAAACACGGCGGTAAAGCAATGGCTAAACACCACTACGCTAAAGGCGGTCATGTTCCTGGTCAATACCCATTGGGTGAAAAGATGGAAAAAGTTAAAGCTGGTGGACATAAAGGACACGGCGAACACTCTATCCAAGAACGTGGACATACTCGTGCTCTTCAGGAAAAGATGAAGGGTAATACAGTAGGTGACGGCCCAATCGTTAATGCTAAAAAGCATGGCGGTAAGATTCATCATAAGAAATAAGGATTTATTATGAAACACGAACATCACGAACACCACACAGAACATAAACACATGGTTCACCATTTAAAGGAGCATGAAGCCAATGGTCACGTTCATCACCATCACCACTATGGTCATCATGCTGCTGGTCATGTAAAGCATCACGAAGTTGTTGAGCATTTACATAAGCATCAGGAAAGCATGTGCCACGGCGGTAAAGCTTAAGGATTTATCATGGCTGAAAAATGGATTCAACACGCAATCAAAAGAGCTGGTGCATTGCATGAGCAGTTGGGCGTACCAAAAGGTGAAAAGATTCCAGCCAAGAAACTTGCTAAAGCAGCTAAAAAACCTGGCAAGCTAGGTCAAAGAGCACGTTTAGCAGAAACCTTAAAGGGGATGCACAAATGATGGCAAGTCGTGGTATGGGGGATATGAATCCCTCAAAGATGCCCAAAGGAAAGATGAAGAAACGCCGTGACAATACTGACTTTGAGCAGTATAAGAAGGGCGGAATGGCTAATCATCCTGGACTTTATGCCAACATCCATGCAAAGCAGGAGAGGATAGCAGAGGGTTCTGGCGAGCATATGCGCAAGCCAGGATCTAAAGGTGCTCCATCAAAAGCAGACTTTATTAAATCCGCCAAAACGAGGAAAAAGAAATGATTCAAATTAGCAAAGAAGATGCGGCTTTTATTCTTAATGAATTGAACCAAAGAGCACAACATCAGATTAATTCTTGGGGCGCTATTAGCGAAGATTTGCAAGGAGTTATCAATGACTTGGATGCACAGATTTACCCAGTTCAAGATGCGATTGAAGAAGCTCCGCAGGAGGCGGTAGCAGCATTTATGGATGATGTGCCACATGAACAATTTGATGAAGATACTGAAACAAATAGCTCCGTGGATGATAGTGTTGATAATACTGTTGTTGCCGTGGCTTCTGACGAATCTGTTGCAGATACCTCTGTCGAATCAGCCTCACCTGCTGTAGAACAGCCTAGTGCATAATGTCTATCAATGCTGGAACTACTACAGGCACGACAGCCTTTGACCTTGACTTCGCTGAAATAGCAGAGGAGGCTTGGGAAAGGGCTGGTCGTGAAATGCGTTCTGGCTATGATTTGCGCACTGCTCGCAGATCAATGAACCTGATGACCATCGAGTGGCAGAATCGTGGCATCAATATGTGGACAATAGACCAGGGTGTGATTACCATGCAACAGGGTCTAAACACTTATCCACTGCCAACAGATACGATTGATTTGTTAGATCATGTGGTTCGTACAAATGCAAATAGCACAACCAACCAAGCTGATCTGACTATTACCCGTATCAGTGTTTCTACCTATGCGACTATTCCTAACAAGCTTACTCAATCTCGTCCTATCCAGGTTTGGGTACAAAGGATGTCGGGAGAAACCGCTTCCACAACGATTCAAACGGCGGCAGCAGTAGCGGCAACCGATACCACAATAACGCTTTCTAGCACCGTAGGATTGGCTGCAAATGGCTATATCCAATTAGGTTCTGTAAGCGGTGAAGTTATTTATTATTCATACATTTCTGGTAACACTTTACAAAATTGCTTTAGGGCACAAAACAATACCACGGCACAGTCGTATGTAATAGGTGCTGCGGTCTATGTTCCTAAACTACCAGCGATAACAGTATGGCCAACACCAGACGGAACTACTACATATACCTTTGCATATTGGCGTTTACGGCGTGTGCAGGATGCGGGCGCAGGGCCGAATGTCCAAGATATGAACTTCAGATTCTTGCCAGCCGTAGCTGCGGGATTGGCGTACCACATTTCAATGAAAGTCCCAGAATTGATGCCTCGTATCCAAATGCTCAAGCAAGCTTATGATGAGCAGTTTGACATAGCGGCTGGCGAGGACAGGGAGAAGGCGGCAATTAGGTTTGTGCCTAGACAACAGTTTATTGGATCAGGTAGTCCGTAATGGGTAATCGTTTCGCTTCTGGCAAGTACAGTATTGCCCAGTGCGATAGGTGTGGCTTTAGGTACAAATTAAAACAGTTAAAGTTTGAAGTCATCAAAACCAAGCTTTATCAACTTAAAGTGTGTCCTGAGTGCTGGGATCCAGATCATCCACAACTTCAATTGGGTATGTACCCAGTTGATGATCCACAGGCAGTTCGTCAGCCAAGAACAGATACGACATATGTAACGTCAGGATTAGATTCTTTAGGATTTCCGTCAGGCGGTTCTAGGGATACGCAGTGGGGTTGGAACCCTATTGGTGGGTCACAAGAGTTTTACGGTCAGTTCAATCCTCCGCTACTCACACCCAACAATTTAGTTACCACAACTGCGGTCGGTACAGTTACAATTTCTATATCTTAAAGGAGCTAAAAATGGCTAAGCATGATGACATTAAAGAAGATAAAAAGCTAATCAAAAAAGCTTTTGGTATGCATGATAAACAAGAACACAAAGGCGAGAAAACTGATCTAAGCAAACTCAAAAAGGGTGGCAAGATTAAGAAGTATGCCAAAGGCGGATTAGCTGGTGTTAATCAAGACAGCATGAAAGCCGAAGGACGTAATCTAGCAAGAGCTGGTTATCAGCGTGGAGGCTAATATGAAAGCAAAGAAATTTCCTGTTGACAAGAAAGACAGTCCAGCAATTGTTAAAGCCAAGGGTATTACCAATGGCTATGCTGATGAGTATGCAAAACCCCATACTATGAAGAACAAGCCAGTGACTACCAGAAGTATTGATTCTGATAGTGACTTGCCTGATCACATTGGCTTGGAAGTAAAGATGCCTACTCGCAAGAACTGGACTCCTTTGAATGGAACCGTGTCCATTGGCAACAACCATGAAGTTAAAACTTCTGGTGAGAAGATGCGTGGTGCTGGTGCTGCTGAGCGTGGCATTATGTCCAGAGGCCCGCTTGCATGAACTATAGTCAGCTCGTCAACGAAGTCAATTCGTATTTGGAATATACATTCCCTACGGTTGACATGAATACGTTTATTACGCAAACGGAGCAAAGGGTTTTCAACTCTATTTTGTTTCCGTCTTTGCGTAAGAATGTGACGGGCAATGTGACTGCTGGTAATGCATACTTGTCTTGCCCCAATGATTTTTTAGCTCCTTATTCATTGGCGGTATTTTCAAGTGTGACAACTACTGGCACTGGATCAGTCAGCACAAATACCATTACTGTTGCATCCAACACGGGTATATTTGCAGGACAAAGTGTAAGCGGTACAAACATTGGTAATCAATGTGTAGTGCTTAGCGTAAGTGGCACTACGATTACTTTATCTCAGAATAACATTGGTGCAGTATCTGGAAACATTGTTTTCCAAACGGATTACTTATATTTATTGAATAAAGATGTAAACTTTATTCGTGAGTGCTATCCGACTTCGAGCTATCAAAATAAACCAAAGCACTATGCGTTATTTGGCCCTCAAAGTTCAGCACCTTTGTATCTTAGCTTTATGCTTGGGCCGACTCCTGATCAAGCATATTCAACTGAGTTACATTATTTTTATTACCCTGACAGTATTATTCAGGCTCAAATTACTGCGTTGGGTTCTATCACTTCTGGAGGATCAGGATATGTCTCTGGAACTTATTACAACGTACCTTTTAGTGGTGGTACTGGTACTTACGCTTATGGATCGGTTGTTGTTACGGCTGGTGTAGTAACGTCTGTTACTTTAACTTCAGGCGGTACAGGATATGTGGTTGGGGATTCTTTGACCATATCTAATACATATCTTGGTGGCACAGGTCTAGGATTTACCGTACCCGTATCTACGATCACAAGCGCAACAGGACAGTCCTGGCTTGGTAATAATTTTGATTCAGTCCTTTTGTATGGATGTTTGGTAGAGGCCTACACATATCAAAAGGGCGATAAGGATTTAATTGCCTTTTACGATAATAAGTACAAGGAAGCATTAGCTATTGCAAAACGCCTGGGAGATGGATTGGAGCGACAAGACGCTTACCGTTCTGGGCAAACTAGGATTCAACCCGTACCATGAGTATAGTTCAAGGACAAACGACAAGCTTTAAATACCAGCTCTACACGGGCGGGGTATTTAATTTGTCTACAGATTCTATATACATGGCTTTGTATAACGGTAATGCAAATCTTAATTTATCTACAACGGCTTATTCCAGTACCAATGAAATCATTGGGACGGGATATACGGCTGGCGGTAAGTTAATGACGGGCATTGCTTTTAACTACGATGCAGTTAACAGTATTGCATATATCAATTGGAATAATGTGGTTTGGAGTCCTGCTGCTTTTACCGCTAGGTGTGCTTTGGTTTATGATGCTACGGCAAGTAACGCATCTATTTGTGTAATTGATTTTGGTTCAAATAAGACCTGTTCAAACACGTTTACAGTTACAATGCCAAGTAATAG